GCAACAAGCAAGTGTACAGCTATTCTGACATCATCGTATTCCTTGAGAAGATCTTGAAGCAACAGCCCGTAGACGGTGTATTCGTTGATCCCTACAACAGCCTGAAGCTGGACATGAAGAACAGCAGCATAGGTGTACATGACTACCACTACGAGGCTGCCTCTGAGTTCCTTACATTCTCTACTGCACATAACGTAGCTGTTTGGCTTAATATGCATGCTGTCACTGAAGCACAACGTAGGAAAGGCCCTGACGGACTGCCTATTGCTCCGTTCGCTGAAGACACAGAAGGCGGAGGCAAGTTTGTCAACCGATCGGACTGTTTCATTACGGTACACCGTAGGGTTCAGCATCCTGACTTTAATGAGCGGAAGACGACTGAATGGCACATCCGTAAGGTTCGTGATGTTGAGACAGGTGGTGAGCCAACTGCGCTAGAAGACCCAATACGCTTTACTATTAACACATCAAGGACAGCCTTTCGGTTAAATCATACTCAAAAGGAATTGTTCCAACCCATTGGTTTACAGTTCAAAGAGTATAAAGTCTTCAACCTTTCCTCAAACGAGTCGTTTTTACAAGATTAAGCTGTAACTTACCCATGTGAAGCGAAGCAAAAACGGAACCCCCAAAAGGAAATCCGCCAAAAAGAAAAATTTAGGTAAATACAAGAGCGGGTTGGAGAAAACCTGCGCTGACCTTTTAGCTGAATCGGGGATAAAATTTGCCTATGAAACCGAGGAGTTTGTCTTAGTCGATAAGTTTAGATACGACGGGATATACTTTAAGATGACAGCAAAGGGCAAAGACTTATCTGATAGGAGTAATGCCATTGTTCTTCCTATCAGGTATACCCCCGACTTCTTGGCGTTAGATGGAAGCTGGATTATAGAGACTAAAGGGTACACGCCCTCTCACCATGATTTCCCTATGCGATGGAAACTCTTCTTGAGGCATCTCATGGACTTGGACAAGCCCGTTCCCGCTCTCTTCATCTGTAAGAATAGACATCAGATTGCACAAGCAATTGAAGTAATAAAAAAACTAGATCATGGGAAAGGAGCTAACAAAGGAGCAGCTCGGCGCAACGTATAGAATTGCGACGGTCAGGCTTCATAATCTAATAACTGAGTTCTACGAAGAGCTCTTTGATTTCGATGGGGATCCGCGATTGGATCCAGGGAACGTAGCCAATATGATATCTGGCATGCGGGTCGCTATGAATCAGGAGCTAGACCTTATCAAGGAGGCTTCATACCAACATTTTGAAGCCAACACAGATGATAAGTCAGAACAGGAAAGCCTATTCGGGTTCAACAGGAAGAGTAGCTGAAGTACGGTTTGCTCGCGCCGCTAGAGCGCTTAACCTTCAAGTAACTAAAGCCAACCGCAAGGACGATGTCCATCTGCACGTTGACTATTGGATGACATATGAAGGAAAGGAAGGAAGGTGGGGCGTTGATGTGAAAGGCAACAACATGCCCGATGAGATTTGGTGCGAGTTTAAAAACGTCGGGGGCAACCCTGGCTGGATGTATGGAGGCGCACAGATTATCGCTTTCGATATGCCCGAAGAAGGAGGCTTTAGTGTTGTTGACCGAGAGGAGTTAAGACTTTTTTGCGAAGAGAATGTAGAGGATACACTCGTCACAAACAAAGCAAATGCGTACCTTAAAAAGTACCAAAGAAAAGACAGGTTAGATATTATAACCAGTCTAAAACTTCCAGACTTAAGACGTTTAGAGACGTACAGAGTGTGGAAGTACTTTACGGACTATTGACTACCTTAGTAGTCCGCGTTTAAATTTTTTATTACCCCATTCCCCTATGACTTCAATCTTTGAAAAGAGGCTGAGCTACAAGCCCTTTGACTATTCTGAAATAACTGACCCACTAATTAATGCTATGTGGGCATCGCACTGGACTCATAACGAGTTCAACTTTAAGTCTGATGTGCAGGACTACTTTACGTCTATCTCTGAAGAGGAGAGAGGTATTATCAAGCGAGCGATCCTGCTTATCTCTCAGGTAGAGGTAGCGGTTAAATCGTACTGGGCTAACATAGGACAGCTTCTGCCTAAACCAGAGATTGCTGATATGGGTGCTGTATTCGGAGGTGTAGAGGTTATCCATTCTCGTGCGTACTCAGAGATCCTAACCAAGCTAGGACTAGAGGATGAGTTCACTACGTTGCTCGATCATGAGTTCGTAAACAACCGAGTACAATACCTCAACAAATATGTAGATAAGGTATACGAAGATGACCGTAAGCAAGTGCTATACAGCTTGATCCTGTTTACGTTGTTCACTGAGAACGTATCGCTGTTCAGTCAGTTCTATACCATCCTTGGCTTCAATAGGTTTAAGGCTGTTATGAAAGACACAGCGAATGTAGTTCAGTACACAAGCAAGGAAGAGAACCTTCATGCAGAGGGAGGTATGGCGCTGATCAATCAGATTCGCATTGAGCATCCTGAGTTGTTTGACGATGAACTCAAAGCGCGTATCGCAGACGAAGCTAAAGAAGCTATGATTGCAGAGCGAAGACTTATAGACTGGATCCTGCAAGGGTTTGAGAATGAGTTCCTTAGCGACAGTATCTTAAACAATTACTTGAAGAACAGAGTAAACATCAGCATGGAGCGTATCGGTATTGATCCTCAGTTTGATGTGAACTTAGATATCCTCAAGAAGACCGAATGGATGGATGAGGAAGTGTATGCCTCAGCTTTATCTGACTTCTTTCACAAGAAGCCTATCGACTACACAAAGAACAACAAATCATTTAACGCAGACGAATTATTCTAATGGACAAGCAATTATTTTACTGGGTAACACCAGAGACCCGAACATTTATGGAGCGAGGATACCTCGACGAAGGGCAGTCCGTTGAGGAGCGTGTACGTGAGATAGCAGAGCGAGCAGAAGAGATCCTTCAGATGGAGGGTTTTGCCGATGAGTTCGAGCATTGTATGTCTAAGGGCTGGTTCAGCCTATCGACACCTGTATGGGTAAACTTCGGTAAAGAGAAGGGCTTACCTATATCCTGCTATGGAACTACGCTTCAGGACGACGTCATTGATATCCTGCGCGGTAACGCTGAGATCGGAGCTATGAGTAAGGTCGGTGGCGGTACAGCTACTTACTTTGGTGAACTCCGTCCTCGTGGGGCTAAGATATCTACAGGAGGAGAGACTAACGGCGCTGTATCTATGATGGAGTTGTTTAACACGACAACGAATGTAATCTCTCAAGGCAAGGTGCGACGAGGGTCATGGGCGGCTTACCTTCCTGTAGATCACGGAGACATCGAAGAGTTCTTGCAGGTGCGTAGTGAAGGGCATCCTATCCAGGATATCTCTATGGCTGTATGCATTCCTAACTATTGGATGGAAGAGATGATTGGGGGCGATGTTAAGAAGCGTGAGATTATGGCTAAGATCCATAAGAAGCGTAGCGAAACAGGCTACCCCTATATCTTCTTCACTGACAACGTCAACGATGGCAAGCCTCAGTGGTATAAAGACCAAGACATGGAGATCAAGCACTCACAGCTCTGTGCTGAGATCATGGAGTATACCGACGAGGATAAGTCTTTCGTTTGTTGTTTATCATCTATGAACCTATTACATTATGACGAATGGAAGGGTACAAACGCAGTCAGAGTTCTAACTAACCTGTTAGAAGCCGTGTATTCTGAGTTCGTCGAAAAAGCATCAGGCGTTCCTTTCTTAGAGAAGGCTGTCCGCTTTGCCGAGGATCATCGCAGTATCGGAGTAGGGGCTCTAGGGTATCATTCTTACTTACAGAGTAAGCGTATCCCATTCGAGAGCCTTACCGCTAGACTCATAAACAAAGAGATGTTCAGGGTCATCGACACAGAGACACGAAGCCAGAGCGAGGCCTTAGCCGAGAGTCAAGGAGAGCCAGCCGTTTTAAAGGGGTATGGAGAGCGTTTCAGCACCCGCATGGCTATTGCCCCTACTACGTCGTCTTCGTTCATCCTAGGGCAGGTATCGCCTTCTATTGAGCCGCTACAGTCTAATTACTTCACTAAGGATCTAGCTAAGGGTAAGTTTACTTACAAGAACCCATACTTAAAAGACCTGTTAGCTGAGAAGGATATGGACACCCAGGAGGTATGGAGACAGATTATGCTCTCTGGCGGATCGGTGCAGGACTTAGACTTCTTAAGTCAAGAAGAGAAAGACATCTTCAAGACCTTCGGTGAGATTTCACAGATGGAAGTTATTCAGCAAGCAGCCGATAGGCAAAGGTACATTGACCAAGGGCAATCGCTTAACGTTATGATTGGAGACGAGGTCCCCTTGAGAGACGTTAACAAGCTCGTAATCGAAGCATGGAAGCTAGGCGTTAAGACGTTGTACTACCAGCGAGGAGCTAATATGGCTCAGCAAGTAGGGCGAGACATCCTTAACTGTGCTGTTTGCGAAGGTTGACTATATTTGTATAGTTACACCGACATCGTGCGGGGTTACGTTACCTTAAATCTAGGAAGGGGCTTCGGCCCCTTTCTTTGTTTATTGTAGGCAACGGATCCTCTCTGTAAAAAGGATCAAGTTCAGCGCCGTAACATGCTACTCCCCAGTAAGATAGCAGCACTTGAAAATCCATTACGTTAAAGTAACCATCTCCATTGATATCTCCATCATCCCAGTATGGATTGTCCCAATTAGCAAGCATAAGCATAAGGTCTTCTGTGCCTACTACGTGGTCTCCATCAAGGTCTCCCACACAGTAAGGATCTTGACTTGTAATCCCTGGGCGTGATATAGGAAGTATGTCGTGGATCCGTTCAATTTGACCAGGAGTAAAATTGGTTCTACAAGAGTCTACGTAGTAATCCATATGATTATTCGGTTCATACCCATACAAAGCTGGAGGGCATATAGGATTTTCGCAACTCCAATTAAGCTTCGTTGGTGGGGTGTCGCAAACGAAGTCACCTACGTTTAAGCAATCATCCGTGTCTTCGCCGCAGAAGTCTACATTTCTAAACACATGGTGCAATCCCACAAAGTGGCCCACCTCGTGAATAAGTGTTTTGTTTTCGGTTCGTGTAGAATCAGAAAGATGCTGTCCGTATCTCCCTATCATGTCAGATCTAACCCAAACTCCGTCAAGGTCAGTGCTAGAGCTGTAAGCCGTCCAAGCAAAACCTAGTATGCTTCCACAAAAATCAGGGAATATATGTACGTTCATGTACGCTTCTCTGTCCCATATCAGGTCTTCTATATAGTCTTCCATCCAGTTCCAACCGTTAGAGCTGTAAGGTATACAGGTGTTGTTTTGTCCTAGTATTTCAGGAGCCACCCAAAACTCATCAAAGTCATGGTATGCAATTGACACAAGATCAAAGCTGATCATAGCTTCATCGAACTCCTCGTTCAGGTGGTCGTGAGCATCCATGATAATATCCTCGGCTATGTAACTGTTAGGAAAGCTGTCGGTGTAGTATATGTGGTATACGTAGTCGATCTCTTCCCATTGAACTGGTTCTGGGTTGTAGCCCATCATCCTTGATTGAAGATTGGATTCCCCAAACACAACGCAAGTATCCTGACCTGCGGCTACGTACTGTAAGAGCAGGCACAGCAGGGTGATGAGGCTTAACTTCATAGTTTTATTATTTTCTCACCTTCATACCGTACTTGGCTTTCTTTTTAAGACCAACTCTTCCTCCTCTCTCTAGCTTTTCTACAATAGGCATCGGGAACTCTAAGCTTATAGTTGCTTCATCAAGAGAAGAGAGAGAGAGGTTTTTATGAGTTTTTACTTTAGTTGGGGGAAGTCCTCGTTTAGCAAGGGCAGGATCTATATATGTTTCTTTAATATTCATTAAGAAATCATTCGCCTCTTTTTTTGAACTAAACCCAGTGGCCGTAGCTGTACCTCTGTGAGAAAGCATTCCGTCCTTAATAACTTTGTCAAGATCAGCCTTAGGGATCTTAAAGTAATTACTAAACTTACCCATTGTATTTAAACCAGCATAATCAATGGAAGCTGGATTTTCTAATAGCTTTGACCCTTGCTTTTTTCCTCCTTTCTCTAAATACTTTTCGCCCTTCTCTAGTTGCTTGAGATAAATAGGGTATGAGTCCTGACTTAAGCTTCCTGGGTTTATCAAATCACCAGACTCTATTGCGTCAAACATTGTAGTGATAAGATTATGGTGCTCTCTAGAAGACCCAGTAGTAAACAATTCCTCCCCATAGTCTCCTAAGACAGGGTCTCCTTTTTTAAACTTTACAGCGCCAGTAGCTTCGTCTATAACGTCGGCCTGGTGCAGCACAGGTATTTTAGGTTTGTTTTCCAAAACCATATTCATCTGACTAACGGACCTGTCAGAGTATTGCTCTATAAAACTCGGATCTTCAAGAGCGCTGTGCTTATCGTGACGCCATTCTTTTGCGACATCTTCTATTGGGTTAGTAGTTAAATCAATGTAATCGCCACCGCCATAATCTCCAAATGCTCCATCAACTTCACCGTAAGTTATCGACCTTGTGTTTCCCCTAGACATATCCTGGAGCTTAAAATTGCCAATTGATTCTGGCAGCTCTTTGTTTTTTTCCATAAGGGCTTCCGCTCTAATTCTTTCTGGAGTTTTTGTAGGAGCTTCGTTTTTTTCTATAGCATACATTAAGTCCGTCAAGAAGTCTTTTTCCTGTAAAGTAGCCTCCATAGGCGCAAACTCATCATCTACTAGCTCTAGGTATTCCGCTAATTCAGCAGTTGCCTGATCCCTTTGAGATGGACTGCTTAAAAGGTTGTTGTCTGATAAGTGAGCAAAAGCGTTATCGACATCTACGTCTTTTTTAATCAACTCGCCAATTTCCCCAACTATACGATTCTCCTCTCCTGGGTATCTACCTGCAAAAGACCTAAAGGAACTTGCGTTACCAGGCACAAAAGCAAAAGCCGCTGCTGCGGCGCTGAGCCCAGCCCCTCCAGCTGCCTGTCTTAAATCACCTTCTTTAGCTCCTTTATACAGCATCCGAAGCCCCTCAGCCATGTCCATCGCGTCTCCTACTGGAGAAACAAATTTCATAGGAGAGACCATCTCTGCTGATCCAGAGGCCATAGGGTCGAACCCCAACTCTTTATTCTGTCTCTCTTCCTCTCCTTTACCGATTAAAGTCCTCTCAAAAGCTTGCATCTCTTGCTGTCCCTGTAAACGGGGATCCATAGGTACCTGAGTCCTTGTAGACTCAGAGGTTGCGTATCTGGGAGGATCTGTAGGCAAGTGAACCCCACCGTGATTAAACTTTTGTAACCTCATTTTCTAGTTTTTTCAATAGTTCTTCCAGCAAAATAAGCTCCAAAGACAGTAAGCATAAGTATCTCTAACAAAGATATGTAACTTTCTCTAGGCATAAATTCATTGTCTAGACCGTCCCATATCATAACCCCCATAAAGAACACCATTAAAACAATCAACACCGCAGGGCGGATAACCTTAGCGAGCTTAACATCGCTAGACATATCGGCCTCCCACCTGCGGGATACATTGTTCTGGTACTCTATTTCAGCCTGAATCGCTGCCTGGGCCGCCGCAGGATCTACCCCTGGTTCTTTACTAAGCAAGTTCTTAACCACGCCTAAAGCCCCGCTATCAGGAAGCAAGCCCCCTACGGTAGAGAGAACACCAGGGGCATTAGCCGCAAGCCAAATCCCTAGCTTCGTGTCCCTTATTTTCTTTTTTTCTTCCATGATTATCTGTCAAATCCTAATTCTTCGTACTCTCCTAGAAGTATTTGATCTATCCTAGACTTCGAGATGTTCCCGTACTCTCGCATAGCTTTTTTTATGTCTTCATAGGGGACCCCTAATCTTACAGCTGAAAGAGCTAAATCTTTTATTTCCGCCTCAATAGACTTCAATGTTTTATTTGCTTCGTCTAAAGAGGATTTCTCAAAAAAAGGACTTCCCTGTTTGTAATCTTCATATCTAATCTTTCTGGCGTCAGCGATTTGCTTTTTAAAGTTTCTCATCTTATATCCAAATTGCTTTGAGATATCAACATCAAACCTTTTAAATCCAGTAGTCTGTCCGACGGCCTCGTTGATAGGGGTGTCCGACCCTGCAATCTTCCGAATAGAAGTCATTGTTCCTGGCTCAAAAACAGTATACACATAAGCAGAGATATCTTTCATTTGCTCGTCAATAGACTGAGATTCATTGTAAATCTCTTTCCCGTAATCGTCTTTGTTAGATGCTATATTAGCGAATCGTCTAGTAGCTATATCCATACCTACAAACGGCTCAACGGTTTGTCTCATAGCGCTAACAAAGCCCTCTATAGGGTTGTCTTCTGACGTTGCTGAATTTAAAATCTTGTCTATATTTCCAAACGGATCAGAAGCTGAAAGGTCTCTGTAAGCCATCTTACCTTCAGCTAACTCTTCCATCCAGAGCTGAGATTTTTCAGACCAGGGAGGTAAAAACTTTCTTGCGTCCGCCTCTTTTTGAAGCTGAGCCTCATCCGAGGTAGCTGCTCCAGCCAGCCCTGTAGCCCCCATGCCTAGTCCAGCGGCAGCGGTAGCTACAAATCCAGTCTTAAACGCTTGATAGCCAGTCAATCCTGCCATTCTTTTAGCTCCAATTTTTCTTACTTCTGGGTTCTCAGAGCTAAGTTCAGTTCTTGCTAGGTTAACGATATTCCATGCGGTTCTATACGACTCAGCTTGGAAAGAAACAAAATTACCAACTAAAGGGTTTATCTTAAGTAGCTTTACTAACTCAGGCACCCTGCTGTACGTAGGGTATGTATTCTTTACTATTTCTGCTACTTTAGAATCTAGCTGAACCGATTGGTCTGCGGTTAACTTCTCTGGAGGTAATCCAAACTCGGCTAAAGAATAACGAGCCCTTTCGTTTTCGTAAGCAATAATTTTAAAGAAATCATCCTCAGCCTGATAAGTAGCCTCGGCAGCCGCCTTGCCTTTCTTTGCTTTAGCCTTTGCTTGACCAGCCTTGGCCGTAGCTTTATTTGTACCTTGGTCAGGGTTGGTTTGAAGCCTTGAACTAACGATATCATCAAGAGAGCCCATCTTTAAGAGATCCCTAAATTCACCGAGGTCAGCGTTCTGACGTACTATCCCAAGCTCTATATACTTGTTCATCTTGTCCTGCAATGCCTGATCGCCCATTGGAGACAAGTCCTCTTTAATAACCCTGAAAGTCTCTCCTACTTTTGATAGGTCGGTATGACCGTTAGAGGCCATAAAACCAAAGTTTCCTACAACGTTCTTAAAGTGAGTCCCTACAGATCCGATTGTCTTCACCCACTTGACTGTTCCTAGGGTAGCCATATAGCTGTCCCCTAACGATTTCATTACATACTCAGCGCTCCCTGGTTTTGGTTCTCCTTTTATGGTTGACTGGAAAGAGTCTGCGATTTCTTGAGTGGTATACAGGCCATTTAATGGGCTTTTAGTATCTGAGCCTTCCGAAGCAATCTGAACACTAAAGGCTCCCGTGGGTTCTGAGAAAAGATAAGTTCCCATGCCCGCATCTTTTACGCTTTGGAGCATCCTATTTGACTCAGCCAACTGACTCATTTTAAGCACTGTCTGAGCGTAATTCTGTACAGGATCGGTAAACTCTCCCATAAGTGCTCGAATTTCTAAAGGAATAGTCTCTCTCTCTTGGAGCACTCCCAAGTCCTTAGATACCGATGGGCTTGCGGAGAAGCCTTGACCCTCCTCACCTAATAAGTTGTCTATCTTACCCTGTATTCTTAACTCTATAAAGTCCTCAAGGGAAAGGTTTTGCGGATTGGCTTCGGGCTTTAGGTAGTCCGCTTTGGCTTTTTCTAGAAGCACTTTATCTGTCTGTCGAATGAAGTTCTTTGCTCTATTTACAATGCCCTGACCATCCTCTGTTTTAAGCTGTTCCTTCCAATTGCTCTGCTCATAGAGTCTATATGACCTGTTCATGTACTCTCCCATATTAGAGATAAAAGCATCAACCGCGCTTGCCTCTACAACTCCCTGATTCACCAGGTCCATAGTAAGAGCATCAATGTCAGATCTCATTTTGTCAGCTAAGAGAGTTGCTTCGTTAGATAATGAGCCACGCTCACCCCCTCGGATATAATTATCAAACTCTTCAGCAAACTGGTTCCGTTGGTCTTTAGGGACAGCCTTCTCTAAACTATTAAAAGCCTTTACGTTTTTTTGAATAACGTTCATAGACTTAGAGAGCTTTGCGTCTTTTTTCTCTGTAGCTCGGAATACGCTCGTTGGCATAAATTTTCTTGCCTGTAGCCAGCGCCTCTGAAAGGCTGTTCTCCCTTTAATTATGTCCGCCGCTATTCTTTTTATAGAGAAGGGCTTTTTAAAGTAAACTCCATCCTGTTCAGCCTTGTCCTGAAGCTCTTGGGCTGCCGCAAGCCTTTCCTCTTCGTTCATTCTCGTCCCTTCAGCCTCAGCTTCCTCAACTATCTTTTCTTCTTCGTTTAAATTGCTTGGCACAGGAGTGTCAGGATCTGGAGGATTGTAACCCTCTATAGTAGAGTCAATTTCTTCTTGGATTTGCTTCCTTCTGTTATCTGCTGTTCTAGTAGTAGCCCCTTCTAAGTTGCTTAATTGAGTCTCTAGCTCTATAAGCCTAGCCCTAGTTTCTCCTGTAATAGACTCGTCTATCCCCAACTCTATCTCTGCCGCCTTCATCTTTTGGCTGATCATCTCAGAGACTTCTTGATCGTTTTGGATATCTATATTTGCTTTCTGGATCTGATCAGGGTCAGCCGTTTCTACAAAGTCTATGAGAGTGGCTTTATCTACATAGCCACCATTAATCATATACTCGGTCTTATTTCCTGCTGCTCTTTGGTTCTTTTGAACCTGCATCCCTAAATAAGTAGAAGCTAAGTTAGTAGGAGTAGTGGTTATAGGACCGATCAACATTTCCATGCCAATCTCAGAGGCACTAAGTTCTTGATCGGCATTAAGTCTCGCTAAAGTTTCAGATGTGGCGCCGCCTGCTACGTCTATACCTATTTGAGCGGCAACCAGTGGAACGTCTTTAATCTTGTTAGCGACTCTTAAGCCACGTAAAACGCCAGACCCGACACTTCCGAAAACAGCATCCACAGCCATAACGCTGTTACCTCTAGATATGGCTCTGTTTCGTAACCTTTTATATGCATCATCATCGCTAATTACAGACCAGATATTCTCCTCTGTAAATTCCAATCCCTGTGCTTTTAGTTCTTCGTTCAAGAACTCCACAGAGGATGAAATAACTTCAACCTCTTTGGACATGGCTGCCATAGCAAAAGGTATAGAAGTTGTCATCCCAAGGGCCATTCCTGGTAAAGCTCCAATACCTCCAGCAGGGGCGGTTAAAGATCCGCCAAGTGTTGCGCCTCCAGCGCCTCCAAGGGCCACTATTTCAGCCCCCTTATTAAGAACGTCGGTCTCTAAAAGCCCTACACCAGAAGTTAAAAACACCTCAGGGGCAACATCTAAGTTGCTAGCAAATGCTTTAAAGAAACCAAACCACTCCCCATTTTCTTTTTGATATTTAGCAAGGTCTGACTTGTAAGCCTTCATTTCCGCGCTCTCGCCATACTCAGCAACACGAGCTTGATGTTCTGTCATAGACTTGTAAAAAGCAGAAACAGACTCTTGATCTCTGGAACCAAACATCCACCTGGCCTCATCGCGTGTCTGTACGTCGCTCCACCCAACGGCACCCGCCCTAGCCATATCATCAATAAATCCACCCAACACAGGGATAGAATTAACGATAGATCCTGTAGTTCCTTTTAGGAATTGACGCTCCTCACTAACTTCAAACTCTCCTATATTGAGTTTAGGTCTTACAGTGTAATCCGAATCTCCACTCGTAGGAATTTGTTCCTGATTTGTACCCGACAAAGATTCCGTAGAAACCTCTTCCAAGGGAGATACCTCCGTTGATTCGCCCCCTTCCGTTGATTCTTTTTTTTTTACCCCGAAGAACTCACTTGTGAATTCGTCAAGGCTGTTCCCCACCTCAAATGGTAAATCATCAGAAACGCCGAGTGTTTGGTAAAGCTTATTGGGGTTCTTACCGCCCGTGGTGTAGCTCTCCATAAAGGACTCTGGAGTACTGCCCTCTGCCAAAAGGTTAGACGCCTCTAGGTACCCGTATAACTGCTGAAACTTATCTTCCATTATTGATTGTTATTAAAAGCCTTCGGTTGGAAAGTTGGCGTTGTGTTGCTTTTGCATCTCCCTGTATGTAAAGTCTTGACCAAAAGCGTCCTGAAGCATAGGCAACAAGGCTGGTTTTAACTCGCTATCAGAATTCAAGTCTATATAGACAGGAGGTAACTGCCTGTTTCCTTTTACTCCGCTTTGATTCGTCCAATTAGAGAGCTCTAGTATGGGCGTCCCGTCACCTCTATAGAAAAGCTTTAACTGACCTGGAGTAGCCTCTACGCTAATGATAGGGCCTGCTTGTGGAACGACTTTCTGTTGCTCCTCATCCCAAACACTCTCCCCTTCACCTCTAGAAAATTCATCTGGAAGGTAATTCGTTAACTTGAGCTTCCCTTTAAGGTTGTTGCCCTGGAATTGAGAAATCTCAAACTCTTCGTCTCCTTTTAGTCCGAGCTGCTGGGCTGTTCTACTGGAAGCGATCTCCGCACCAAGGGGAGCGGCAACAGCATAATCCTTAGAGGATGTAAGGAAGTTGTTTTTTTGCTGCTGCGTTCTAATTTCACCTTGCGTTGGCCCCTTCTCTTGTGCTTCCTTCTCTGCTTTTGGAGCATCAAAGCTACCTTCGTACAGCCCTAAAACCTGTTCAAGGAAAGCTGAGTTAGCTTCTGATTCGTTGTAATCTACCCCTTCGTTAGCTTCTTCCCAGCTGTTTTTAGCCGTAGCCCTGGCCCTTTTGTCAAGGTCCTTATTACCTGTAGCAAAAACGTTATTTACTCTTTCAGTAAACGCCGCTGTTTTCTGCTCTACAGTCATATCTTTTTTCCCGTTTACTTGATTAAAGATCCTAGAAAGTCTTTGCTCTGCATAATCTCCAGCAATTAAAGTCTGCTCTAGCACGCTTTGTTTAGCGTTATAAAGAGAAAGGCTTTTTTCTGCGTAGTCTTGAATAGCCTCCGCTACTTGACTTTCATTTAGCTCCTCTTGAGGACCCATACCTTTCTTCTCTTTAAAAAGGTTCTTAGCTGTTCTAGCTGCTGAACGTTGCTCAGGAGTTCTAGGGTTAGACAGTTCTGATAAGATAGACTCTTCAAATGATGCTTTTTTAGCACTAGAAGAAAGATTAGCGTCTGAGTTAAGAGCCGTAACCATCTTGTTTTTTACTTCAAAAACGTAATCACTGGGGCTTATATCAGCTCTTTCTCTAGTTGCGCTTTCCATACCCCAGAAACCATTCTGGTTCCCTAACTTATAGTAAGGAGCCTCAGCTATATCGCCTTTCTCAACTTGGCCGTTCTCACCCATCAACGGATTGCCTTGAGCATCTAGGTATTCGGCTACTATAACCCCATCTACGAGCTCTAATGTGTCTTGATTAAATCCGCCTAAATTACTTATCGCTTTCATCTGTAAAGCGTTATCCTCTGTAGCCACCCACTCTAAGTCTTCGTTGCTAAAGGTCTGTGGCTCAAAAACAAAACCCATATACTCATCCTCTCTTTTGGAATTCAGTTCTGCTGCGTTTGTAAATAAATCGTCGTACTTATCAAGAGCCCCTAATGTCGAAGTCCAAGAGTCGTTATCGGTAGCGTCGTCTGCAATAGCCGCTTTAGCTGAATTGGCTAACATCTCATATGCAGCCCTCTGTGAAGGAGTATAGTTCTCAGCAGAGTACCCTTGGACATCCTTATACCTTGCGTCTTCTTGTTTCTTAGCTACCTTTTGAGCGTCATAATTCGCTTTTGCATTTGCTCTATCTGCGGCTGCCTGTCTGTCAAGTTGCTTTTGAACAATACTCTGCTCAAACTGAGCTTGTTGCTGATCTCTCGCTGCCTTGGCCTGCATTCGTTGTTGCTGGAAGGCCGCTTGTTCCCCTATAACGTCCGTAAACGTTTTTCTTTGCCCTACTGGAGCTATGTAATCCGCCATTACGCTTCGTTAAATTGTGGTTGGCTAAAGACCTCATGAACAGCATCGTATAAACTCTGAAGCTCCTCTAGTGAAGGTTCTGCCCCTTCCTGGATCATTTGAGCAATAGCCTCATACTGACCTTTAATAGCGTCTCCCTGCTCTGAATTTATAATATACTCTCCTCCTGTCGCTTCTGCTTCTTTTTCTCCCGTCTCTTCATCTACGATCGCCTTTTTGTTGGTGTCGTGATTTTCTTCTCCTTCAGTTTTTTGAACTACAGGCTGTCCTCCTCCTTTGTTCTCCGCCATAATTTGCTGCAACAGCTCTGGGGGTATCTGCCCTCCCTCAGCGAAACTCACTCGGCCTCCGTTCTTTTTTTCTTCCATGAGTGACGGCAAAAAACTCATTATGTTGCCCACTGCACCAGGTATTACGCTTTGTTTTTGAGCCTCTAAGCTTGCTATGTTTTGACCTAGTTGCTGTTGATTTGTTAAAGCCCCTTGCAGTTTCATCGTGTCAACGCTCCTGTCTAAGTCTACGTTGCTTCTATCAATGCTTTCTTGGTTAGCGGCAAGGCCCTGCATAGCTTCTTTCTCAAAACCAAGAGCTGTATTCTGTGCGCCTTGCACTCCCTCATTGTACCCCTTCAGCAAATCACCCGCTGAGCCCTGTAGCGTCCTCTGGTCCATACCCCCCATAAGAGTAGAAAGGCCAGTATCAAGCCCGCTAGTGTCAGCATCCTGAAGGCCTAACATTGCCGCATCTCTAGTCGCCTGAGACTGCTTGTACTTATTGCCCTTAAGGTCTGAATAGCCTTTATTTACCTTGGCGTCAATGGCGGCTTGCTTTTTTTTCTCTTCGTCTAATTTTTTTTTAGTCATAAAGTAATCAACCCCGCCACCGATAAGCGATGCCGCCGTGCCTATTAATCCTATCATTTTAGTATCATTTTAGTTCTTGCCTCCAAAGTGTAGCAAATTTAAGCATTTTGAGTTAAACGTGAGTCCAGCCGAGAAAAAGAGTAATCTACATTAACGGCATGAAGCTCAAAAGATTCCGAAGTGTTTGTTCTTAACTGCACTTTAGCGTATGGGCCTCTCATGCTGTCCCCGTTTATTTGGGAAGGAGAAGTCGCGTAATGATTGTAATTAACCCAATTAGATCCTCCGTCTACCTCCCCAAAGAGATTCATAAAAGCCTGCGAAAATAAACCTACGTTTGAAACTTCCAATGTACCTATGTCAGTAAACATATTAACGGGCGCGTAAACGGGAAGAAAGTTCCGACCAGTAGTCGGGTTTACTGACGGGTTGTCACGAATTAATAACGGAGTCATTGACGTACTCCCAGACGAGCCTACGATAAGCATTTTTGTCTGATCGCCAAAAGGAACCGAAACATTCGAAACAGGGGTAGAGCAAGGCACTGTAATTTTATAGTAAAAGACACCGTCTATTGATTCAGAAGTCCAAATGTTGTTGCCTGAATCAACATAATTAAATAATTGACTATAGACCGTCCCCAAACCTTCGACTGCGACAGAGTATACACCCATGATCTGGCTATGCCCTTCAAGCCAATCAAACCTTTCCGATTCTTCTGATTGTGGTGGCAGAGAAGGGCTTGGAAAAGGCGATATAGGTATGATGTTAGAAGTAGAGTTTAAAGTAGATTTAGGCATACTCGCATACTTAAACCCTTCTTTATTCTTAAAAGAACTAATAGAGCCTTCTTGTTTTTCTGATCCCGCGTATTCTTCGTTTGTGTAAACATTAGCGCTCCATCCTGTTCCGTTGGTCTCTAAAGAAACAGCGTTAAAAGATTTTATAGATGAAGGATCCTGGTTAGAATACACAGTCAATCCCGCTTGATTGGCGGCTCCGTAAAAATTGCAATAAAAACTGCTTACGTCATGCCTCCAAACGCCAGTTTTAGCGGATACAAAATAATTATCTGTACAAGCATAACAGGTAGGCTCAAAGCTATATCGAGTTGTCCAAACCTTGTTTTTATCAGAGTACGCTATAGTCATGTTTTGTGTGTTTTTTAAATATCTCCTGTTTCGTCATCTGTTTCGTCGCTTGTTTCGTCATCTGCGGGGCCAACAGCAGGGGCAAACGTACCTGTAAGGTCTCCGCTGTTTCCACCATAAGTAGATAAAAACAACAGTAAATCCGAAGTTCCAACATCCGCACTACGATCAAGGTCAGCATAGAATCCTTGGTTCATATTACCTGAAAACGCACTGTCTATGTTGTTTAAAAAGTCTCTAAGGTTTTGATAAGACAAACTTTGTCCCGCTTCGCTCCATCCCGACTCTCCGTTTTGAAGTATTTGACTTAATAAATCTCTATTGCTAGACAAGTTTACAGTTCCTTCTCCTGTTCCTCCAGTAGGTAAAAGAGTAGGCTCAAGGCCTGCTGCTTCAAATAAAGATAACACACCCTCTGGAGTACTTGGATCGATATTGTTTGCCGCAGCGTATGCGGTAATCATACCTGTCAAAACATCCTCATTATCGCCTGTATCCCCACCAGCAGAAACAGAACTCCCTATAGCGTATAAAGCAGACCACAAATTGTTTGAATCCTCTATGGCAATGTAATCAGCTGCGTTTTCGAGTCCCTGCAAAGACAGATCAATAACTGTCTGCCCCTCTCCTGCCACTTGAACATTTAACCCTTGCTGTTGAATAAAATCTTCAACCGTAATGAATCCGTCGTTATTCTGGTCCGTGACGTTAACACCTGTTATAGGTGAGTCACCATCGTCATCTTCTGGGTCTGTGTCTGTCTGTACAAAAGATTGAGGCTGAGTGACATACTGGATCGTCCCGTCAGCAAGTTTTGTTGACTCAATTAGAGTGACTAGATACTCTTCTTTAACGGGGTCGTAACCTCCGATAATCTTTAGGATTGAGTTAGGACCCAAGCTCGAATAAAGGTTCTGAATCTCGGCTCTAATTAAAGAAGCCACCCCTTTATCTGAAATAACCTGAACGCCCTTTGCTTTATTAGCTTTAATAATCTTTCTCGAAGATTTGTCCGCAAAAAATACCGACCCGTTATTCTCAACAACAGATGATGCAGAGTCAGACCCTATATTGTCTGTTAAAAAAACAGAATCACCTAAAACTTCTTTTGAAGAGATTAGACTTTGACTTCCAGAAGCGTCAGAAAGAACGCCTCGGTTTACTGGAATCATAGTCGTTTTATTCTCTTGAATAGCAATTAAATATTCTCCTAAGTTTGCGATATAAGTTAGGTTACCGTAGTTTTCAGAAAGATCTTTAAAGTTGGAGTTAGATAAGTTAAACGACGAATAATTAGTCCTATTAAGCGAAGCGTCAGTTGGATCTGAATAAGTAATTGAAGACTCCCGTATAACCTCCGAAGCTGTTTCTAACACAAAGTTAGGGCGCCCGAAACCCACCGAGTTAGATTCAATTAAGTCGTTAGCCGACATGGTCTCTAAATATACGTCCTTGAAATTAGAAGAAGGGGCAGCCTCTTCTCCGTCATCATCAAATATTAAATCTTCAAATTGCCCTTGGTCTCTTAGGTTTACTGGCACCTTTCTAAACCATACATCCCCTTTGTCTAAAGTAATTGTCGAAGGGTCGTGAATTAAATTGCCGTCTAAATTAAATATAACATCCCCTGTTTCAGACATTTCGTAATAGATACGCTCATCTGAGTCTTTTGTTTTGAAAGGAGAGAATACTTCAAATATACAGTTATGTTTCCAATGATCAGAGCTAGAGGCAACAGACGTATAATTAAAGCCGAAAGCAAAAGGATTGTTTCTTAAAATTAAGAATTGACCTTTTTGATTTGATGCGGGTTCCAGCGCAAGCGGGTTTTCAGTATCCCCCAATAGTGTAGTGCCTATAACCTCGAAATCGTAATTATTAAGGTACTCTCTGTTTCCGATATTGTCATATGAGATTATTCTAAGTTTATCTCCCTCCTGAAACTTGTAAAAATTCATCCCCCCATCTATAGATCTAGCTCCAAATGAAGAAGAATAAGAAATCGGGTGACCCTGTAAGTAGTTTAGGGACACATATATATTTTGATTTGCCTGAGAAATTTCTTGATCTTGCACATCATGAACAAAAGCCCCTCCCGCTGAATACTGAACAAAATCTTGTGCGCTAGTATTTTTTGAGTAAGCTATTTTATAGTTGTGAGCCCAGCTTGGCGGGGCGTGTTCCAACTTTAGATCTATAGAAACAGCGCCAGGAGGTCCGTTGCGCTCTACGTTAGAGTACCCAGGAACATACACCGACTTAAGCGGGTTTACAAATCCGCTTCGCCCCCTTTCGTCGTAGTAAACAATACCAAAGTCGTGATTTGCGCTAGTCTTAAAAGACCTGGTTTTTAATTGCTTTTGATTAACAAAAAACAAAAGGGTAGAAATTTCAGCAAAAGGATGAAGTCTTTTAAAATCAATTCTATACGCATAATATACATCATCATTGTCAAGGAAAGATGGTATAAAATAAGATCCATGATCATTGAACCCAGACAATGCCGACACCTCATCGTTGGAGTAGTCTGTTCCTGACACTTTTATTGAACCACGCCAGAACGCTGTATACCTAGATCCAACATAAGGAGCGGACCCGCTTCGGCGAGCTATCGTAACAGAACCCTGATTCCACATATAGTACTCGTCGAATTGGGGAATTTGCTCCCCAATAGGCCCTCGTGCTTTACCGCCCCCTGGACCTCCCTCGCCGTCTAATAAAGAGTGCCTCAAAAGCTTTTGGTTGGAAACATCATCTCCAAAAGTTTTGTAAAAAGGGGCTGCTCCTTCGTTGTCTGAGAAATCTAGATAGCCTATCTGCCTTAAATAACCATGGTCCACCGTATCATACTGTTGATTTGCAACTAGAAATTCTTCGTTGGTGGCATCCCAAGGACTTGTAAGCGCGTAGTCTAGATTGCTTGGGAGACCATGAGTCTCAAGGAAACTGCTAATGGTAAAACTATTATCTGATAACGTTTCCTTTGTTGCAACAATCCAAAAATTATTGAGACTATTTGTTAATGGCGCGGGATGCATACAGGTAACTGCGTCTACATTACTAACGGTTTTTATCCCGATTCTAAACTGAGGTCTTAGAACGTCATCGTTATCAATTTTTTCTAAGTTAAAAACAATGTCGGCCTTGTTTACAATAAAATAACCTATAGGGGGGCTACCGTATACGGAGTTGTCATCGAGGTAATTCCCATTCCCGACAGCGACAATAAGCTTAGCTAAAGGGCTAGTAATTCCATCGGGGTCGCCGATTCTTGACTGAGGAATTATTGTTCCGTCTGTTAGGCCTAAATTTATATTTACTTCTGTTTCATCCTTCCTTGAGTTCAAATGAAAGATTTTATCATCGTCTTCATTATGTAAAAGATTATTCTGAACTTGATTAAAAGATATAGAATTGTATTCAGTGTCTGTGCCACCGACAGATGGAATTATATCTGCTAGGCGAGCAGATATAACATCGGAAATAGCCTGGGCTATTAACCCTCTCCCCCCAGAGGGTGTATCGTTTTCAAAAGAAAAATTAGCTGTAAAACTAACAGGAGCGCCTTTAAATATAAGAGGAGCCCCCGCACTTGAGCCAATTCTGGCTTTCCTGTTTTCGCCAGCAAAATCACCGTCACATGTCTTCCATTTGATGTAACCATCGTTATATTGGTCCCCCTGCGTATTGCCCAAGCCTCTTTTCCCGAACATACTAAGGTATGCTGAACCCATTTCATCGAGTCCATATTCTCCTGCTAAATCAAGGTCCTCAAAAAAGTCTTCCGCTGTAACGTTTAGCCCAGTTTTAAGTCCGTCAGGAGATTCTTGCTCTACCGCACCTATAAATGGAGACTGATGATAAGACGAAGCATTTTTGTTATATAAATGCCAATTTCTGTCTGGGGCTATAGAAATAGAAAAATTTACCGTATCACCTGCACTGTAAGAGTCGGGTATGTTATTAAAATCTAACTCAAATCCAACAGCCTTATTATTAGTACTTACTAAGCCTGAGTTTGTGTAGTCGTCCAGGTTGGTTTCTGCACCATCTACATAAAAAATACCAGGCTTTACCGTAACGCCTATATCTACAAAATCATTGGGCCTGTCAGCATAATGAATTGTAGCGGTGCAAGAAGTAGGCACGTTATCGTACCCCTCAACATAATCACCGTACATAAGCCTATTAGAGGTAACGGACTGAGCTTTTGCCTTCTTAGGTACGTTGTCAAATTGCTTATTTACTTCACTAGAAGGAACTCCTTTTACGACCCTGTCGTTAAAGAAATGATAAACATAGTCTTCGTTTACAAACGGCTTTATCTCGTCTATTACAAATAGGTTTGATGAGTTGCCTTTTTTTCCTAGTATTTTTATTCTGTCTATCTCTGGCCCTTGCTTAGGAATTGTTAAAACACATCGATTAAAAATAGAGTGATCAACGTCAGCGCTCCCTTGGCTAATGATAGTAGGAGGGAAAGCTACATCAGAGTAACAGGATATAGCAGACTCAAATCCATCGATGTAAATATTCTGATAAGCAAATTGAAATCCAGGCTCAGTCTTAAAATTACTTACCGACCTGCTTTCATCCTTGTTAAATTCAAAAGTAATAGGCTTGACAGGGGCTTTGGGACATGCCGTAATAAAGTCAGCTTCATCATATATGTTTGTTCCGTGAATCTGAAATGAATTACTAGACTCAAAAGCTCTATATGCGTTTATTTTTCTAGGCTCGTTAATACCATCAGTAAAATAGATGATAGCGTCTTTTTCAAACTCAGCGCCTTTATCCTGAAAAGTTCTTTTATTAACGTGAACAACGTCGCCCTTAACAAAGCCCTGAGAAGAGAAACCGAATTGCTTACTTCTATAAATAAGTCTAACTCTTTCAACCCCATCCCCCGATAATTTACCTTCTGGGTCATAAGCCCACACGCCGTTACGATCCGCTGAAGTGCTGTAAACAAATAAGTAAGCAATTCCAGTTTTAGGATCAATAACACTCCCTATAACTCTAGAACTGGGTCCGAAGGCTTCAGGAGCAAGACTTCCTGGGGTAACGTCAGTAGCAGTACCCACAGGCACTTTCAAGTTTCCCTTGATGTTTTTTAAAACACCTTTATTCCCTCCATCTGAGTCGCCAGAATAAAGATTCAAAGCGTCCAGCATAGACGTTTTATTCAACAGCTTACCGTCAGAATCCGCGTCAAGCTGTCTGGGCGTTATTTTATCAATCGGCATTAGTACTTAGGTGCTAGGAAGAAGTTCTTACGGCTTGTCTTAAGAGCCTCTTCTTTGGTGAAGTTGCTGAGGCGAGCGTTAGCCTTTCTCCTTTCGTTGTAATACTCAGACCTAGCCCTAGATTTCTCGTTTGAAGGGACAGTTGATTTTCTTTCTACAATCTTGTAGTACATATAAGCTCTGAGAGCGTCCTCAGCGTACACATGGACTTCTGGGTCAATAGACCTTGCTTCGTCGGCTACGTACTCTATAACAACCTCTGAACTACCATCATTGGCCTCTATTTCGATTCTGTCCTCGTCTAGATTAAGTCTATAGTAGCCAGGAGTTTCTCCCCCGCCCATACCATAAAGACTTCCAGTTCCGCCCTGATGGACGTAATTGTTAAAGATGTAAGGATAGTTACTGCTAGTAGCCGAATTATCCGAAGTAGATGTCTTAGAGTCTGTCCTTTCAGCCGTTAAACTAGAAGGATCAGCAGAAGACATAGAGTAGTTGATGTTCTTGTTATTTCCAAAAACTCTTACATTACCGTCAGAGTCAACGACTCCTACCTTAAGTAAGTCTACAAAATCTACAGGTAAGGCAATTGTATTGTTAGCTTGTATCGTAAGCTTTAGAGATCGGATTTTTTTACCTAAGTCAAATCCAATTTCTCTAATTCCTCTAAGAGCAAAGTTCTTAATAGCAAAGTCAGAGGCTGAACTAGCGTAATCATCACCGTCAAGTGTGACTATAAAATCGCTAATAATTTGGGATAGTTTTACTTTATTATGTGCCATTATTCAGATGCTTCTTCTTGGGCTGCAAAAGATGTAACGTTAGGGTCTCGCAACCTTACCCCTATGAGCTTTGCCATCTCCATGACGACTTCAGTCAAGTAATGAGGAGGCAAATGAAAATCTCTAGAGTTGTTAGAGTTAAAGAACTCAACGTCCTGTCCGCCAAAAGCAGAAGCTACAAAAGCGTAAGTCGGCGGGTCATCAGTTAAAACTCCAGAAGAATCAAAGGAAGTAGGTTTTCCGTAGTAAGTAAGCTCGACCTGTTCTACGGTGTCTGGAAACACTTCCAATTTGTTTCCGCTAACAAGCATTACTGGAAAATTAAGGCTAGGAGCAGAAAGGTTACTGCTCTTTAAGTAATTCATTTTTTCAGGATCGTAAACGATCTGACACGGAACGTAATTGACGACATCAGAATCTTCCGAGTCTAGCACAGAGTCCGCTAAAGCGCTAATTATCTTAGAAAGATCTGAAGGCTTATCAATGTAAAGTGTTTCTTCGCCGTAGATGCTTAGGGTAAAAGACTTTCTTTTAATAAAAAAGGAAAGGTCCTCTAGCTTTTGCTTTCTTACAGACTTGTCTCTACCAGGATCAAAGTTCTGCCTTGATATCTTTCTAGCATCAACAAGCTCGCTAAACATCTCATTGTAGATATTCATCTGAGCTAAAGAAGCAAAGTTGTTAAAAACCTGAGGCGTAATAAACCCCTTCTGCTCTTTATTAGCTAAATCCTTTAAGGATTGGTATACTTGATACACGCTTACCATGACACAAATATACGAAAAATGAAATCAGCGCTTTAAACGTGCTGGTGCTTGTAATGGTCGTAGAGCTGAGTAGCTACATTCCTGCACATCAGGTCTCCTATGTCTTTCTTAATAATACCAAACCTAACCAACCTTAATTGAGGAGAGGAAGTGTCAAAAGGTAAAACAAGTCCAAATATTTTAGCGTTGAACTTAGAACTTAACTCGTCGTCAGAAGCTATTCTATTGCCTATTAGCTCTCCATCCCTAGAGTATATAAAAATTTCTCTATTGATTGTTCTTCTTATAACAAAAGAAAACAAATTGCCTTCGCTAGTCTCTCTGCCATCAATATCTGATTTATAAGAAAAAGTAGGCTCAACGGCTTTAAAAGAAGGGGTTTGAGTGGCTATGTTATAGTTAGGAGAGTCAGGTCCGTGGCTTACCTCAAACTCATCCCCAATGGAATTAAAAGGGAAAGGACCCATTTGGTCCGTATAAGTTTCGTTTAGTGAGGCTGGATCGCTATCGCCTCTGTTATTGGCGTAAACGGGATTTATTAAAGCCCCGTTAGGTATTACTACGGTGACATAAGTCACATAGTCAACTAAAGGAAAAGGAAGGTCTGGAGTAGTTGGGCTAGTAACAAAATTAAGAGTACAATCGTAAAACTTCGTTTCCAGATGTTCTTCTAGAACTGTAAAATTTACTGCACCATTGGTCTCAAAGGCTAGAAGAATCACATCTCCAGCTTTGATTCCAGCACCTACATTAACTACCTCTAAATTCGTTACATTACCCGAAGCATCGGTAGAAACTTTAAAGGTAGGAGCTATATAGTCTGTGCCTGCCACCAAGGTGCCGCTCACCGCCGCAAGAACAGATGGCTCGTCAGTCAGGTTTGCGTCTAATAAATTTGGAGACGCTAAAACAGCGACCGAAGCAAAATTGTAAGAAGCCTTTAAAGCTCCTGGCGAGTTAAAGCTAAGGCTTTTCTCACTGCAACTCTCATCGACACCGTAACAAACAGGAATCCCGTTAAACCCTGTTCCTGGGTTCGCCGTAGCAGGATAATCAGTTCCCGCTGTACCTGAGTTAACAAGAGACAGAACTGGCTTTCCTTCGGCGACCGTGATTGACTCCGCAGCGTAATCAACAAAAGGTTTGTTTTCTACCTTTAGAAAGTCAATAGAGTTTACTACCGCGTTTGCGTCTAAGCCAGTAATTACAGCTTCCGTCCCTACAAGGCCCCGTTCAACTGGTCGGGCTCTAACCTTAGCGTCTATAACAGGTGACGGTGAGATCTTACCAAATGTGCTAGAATCACCAATCGCGTCAAATCGCATAACATTAACAGAGGTGCTTCTATTGATAAAGTCAATTATAGCCTCCATAAATTCAGCTTCTTTACCTGTCTCGCACGAAACTTTAATACTTGTCTTCTCAAAGGACTCGTTAGAGAGTGTAAGGCTGTTCTCTTCAAACGGGGCGGAGTCATTGAAGTACAATGATATAGCTCCTTTTTCGGCAGCCATGTAAGCTAAGTTAGATACAGGCAAAGAGATTACACTAATACCCTTTCCGTTATCTGAAAATACAGCACCGCCAGATACCGACGGGTCTTTACGCTTGAACAAAAAGAACTTTTGATCCATGATACAAATATACAAAAGAAAAGCCCCCTGTTAAGGAGGCTTCTCGTAGTGGATGTAAGGCTGTCTTAGCCTAGCTGACGTTCGATCTCTCCAACGACTGGGGCTGCTGCCTCGGTCATACAGTAACGAACAAAAACATCAACAGGATCTTGTCCCACAGGGACGGAGATAATGTGCTTATTGGTGTCGAACCACTTAATCGCATCGCTGTCAGTTTTAATAATTTGATAGGATACAGCCTGCTTAATCTTAGACTTCATAGATACCACAGGGTTGTCGAATGATTCGATAAACACCTTAGGTGAAGCTTTTGCCTTAAGAAGCAAGTCGTGCTTTATCTCAGAGGTAGGACGATCGATATCTATGCCGAACGCTAAGGCTACAGCAAAAAGTTCATCAAGTTCTTTAGAACGAAGCAAAGAGACAGCATCATTAACAAGGAATTCCTTATCGATATCTACCTCTACCTTCTTTAAATTGTCTACCACTTCAAAAAGAGAACCTCCGTTGGATTTATTCTGAGGATGGATTTCCAAGAACGCCCTTAGGTTAGGCTGTCTTTCGTTTACGAATAGCACCCCCATACGGAAGATGACTGGGGTCTTTACAGACCGATCAGCTTGTTCATCTTTCCAGATAGAGTTTTCATTCTCGCAATAGCGAATCTCTCGCACCATACCCGATTCCTCATCAAAAACCGTGATGCCGCTCTGCATAAGCATCATTACAGCTCCGCTACCGTTGGCTTTGTATTCCTGAGTAGCAGATATCTTCTCTTGACGTCGAATAGGCTTCTTCTTAGTCTGTCGCTCCATTACTGGGGCATCTTCTGTCTTTTTAGGCCGTCCAGGAGGGCGCTTAGTTGATTGATTCATAATAAGATTAAATTAAAGTTTGAAAAAGTAGTAAGAGAGTAAGGGCCGAAGCCCAAACTCAATTACCGATATAGTGTTATCCAGCGCTAGTGGCTTTTACACCTGAGAGAATTACCCAAGCAGAGTCATTCCACATGGCTGTCACTTGCTCTCCGAGAGCGTCCAATCCAATCAAATCCGCAGCCGCATTAAACGGGGAAGCAAACGTGACATTAGCATCATTCGTGGCGTGAGCGTTAATAATAACCATCATTTGCCCTGGGATAGTTCCAGCGGCTACAGTGTAGGCCACGTCAGCTGATCCTGGAGTAACAATGTGATAGCTAGTAGTTACCGCTAGTGCTCCAGGAGCAGCCGTCGAAACAGCGGCTGCATCAAGGAATAAAGGAAATATATGCTTTGACATTTGTTCTAGATATTATGAAGATCAGGAGGGGAAACCAAAGCCTCCCCTCCGTTACTTCAGATTAATTACTTAAGGATAACGTGTTGATTAGCAGCACGAGTCACCAAGTTACACTCAGAACGGTAGTTAAAGATAGCAGTATCCTTACCGTTTGCAGCGTTATTGTGACCGAGTACTCCACCACCAGTTACCCAATGCTCCATCTCACGAGAGTAGTTTCCAGCAGCCTTATAGTTCATCTCCAAAGCTGGCGCCTTAACACCAGACTTAGCGTCAGCAACTTGAGCCAAAGGAATCATAGCACCCTTGTGGATGTTGTTTAAACCACCCAATGTAGGATCGTTCAACAGCTTCCAGTCATGCTTGTGGAAAGTATACCCACCACGAGTAAACGACTTAAAGCCAAGCTGTACAGCCATATCAGCGTCGTTGTTAAACGCACCGAACTGACCAGCCAAACCAGCAGTCACCTGTGTGGCGATACCAGTAGCAAGCATATCGTCGATATCCAAAGATGTTGCTCTGTTGACGTACATAGCGTACTCAGCAGGAGCCCCTTCTTTGTCGAGTTCAAGGATGATTGTGTCAATATCGCTCATAGAAGCGAATGAACCTTGAGCACCACCAGAAACTTGAGCTGTAATACCTCTTTCCTCTACAGCAGAGAAATAGCCTTGAGATCCAACAATCTTATCGTCAGAGCCAACTGTTACTCCTCCGAGAGCGCCGTCAGCGACTTCAGAATACAACAACATCATCTCACGTTGGTTCATGAATCGCTTGCGAGCATCCATCTCATTCTTCAAGTACCATCTGTAATCACCGTTCACGTTCAACCAACCCACGTTAGTGGCTTGTGAACCACTAACCTCATACATCTCTTTAGTGATGATGTACGGATTTTCGCGCTTCTTCAAGCCAGTCTGGTAGAAAGCTGATGGTTGATTAGTTCCTTGACCGTAAATGTTACCGATAATAGCAGCAGTTCCAGTATTAGGGGTGTCAAGGTCAGCAAGAGCAGATCCGTCCAGGTTCGCCACAGTAAATGTAGTTCCAGTTGTGTCTTGATCTGTAACAACCGCTCTAACACCGCTAGAGAACAACAAAACGTCATTCAAACGAACGACAACAGGGTCGTTTTGTGCAACTGTAACAACAGAGTTCTCCAAGGCGGTAAAAGTAACTGTCTTGTGCAAGCGACCCTCTTCGTACCACTCAACTTTGTCAGAAGTACCTGCATTCTTCTTAGCGCCTGTAAGCTCCAAGAATCCAGTGATACCTTGATCTCCATAAGTAGAAACGTAAAGGTCTCTTACGTCTGGTTTTGTTGGATCGATAAGGTCCGCTAAAGTAACGTAGTTATCTGGTCCTGTTTTTAATCCGCCTGTAGTACCTACAGAAGCGTCTGCTGGGTTGCTAATAGTATTAGCCATAATATTTGTTTTTTAAAAATTAGATAAAACCAAATCCGCTACTATTTTGACCAAGCGCTTGTTTTAGTTGCTCAGTCAAAGAGCTAGATTGGTTGTTAGAATTGTTTTGTTTAGGGGTATCTGTAGATACGTTAGCAGCTGTATTAAGTAAATTCTTCTGACCGTCACCAAGTCCTTTAGTATAAGCGGACTTAACAATCTTGTCAATGTTATCTACTACAGCCCTGTCAGAAGACAGTTTATCGTAATCCCATCTACCATCCTGATTGATATACTCGTCAAAATAACTATCTAGACGAGCATGTTTGTTTTTTAACTGACTCTTGTAGTCCTGGTCTAATCCAAATTCAAAAGTTTTGTCTTCCCCTAGGTCAAACTCCAGACCTGTGAGAGCATCCACTTCTTTGGACATACTAGCAATCCAATCGTCGTTAATAATAGATTGAGGTTCAGAAGGGGCCTCATTAACTTCTGGCGCAGCATAATTGCTACGAATACTGTTAATTTCAGACCTGGCTTTTTGGCCGTCAATCTTAAGTTGCAATTGAGATAAGCGAACCTCATCCTCTGTATAGAGGTCAGGGTCAACTTTGTACTTACTAGAAGACAATAGGCTTAGTTCTTCGAAAGAAAGGTTCGGGTAAGAGTTAGCTAATTCAATTCGAATAGCCGTCATGTCATCCATACTCTCTGGATTTAATGACTGATACCTAAACCAATCCTCTGGAGATCGGCCCGTGTCTTCAACGAACTTTGCAATTGATGCAATTCTTTCGTCTAAAGCTACGGTCTCTTCTTGCTGAGCACTCGATAAATCGTCAATAGAGCTAATCTGTCTTCCTAATTTCTCACTAAGGAAGCCCATGACTGCGCTCTCAACATCACTATCCGAGTACTCTATATTAGTAGGCGCAGCAACGGTCTCTTGTTGTGGTACGCTTTCTTGTTCTTGTGTAGGCTGTTCTTCAACTGGGGGTAGCGTCTCTTGAGTTGGCTCATTTACCACCTCCTGAACAGGAGCTGACATTTGACTTACCTCTTCATCAGAAACAAACGAAAAACTAGGCGTCTGCGCTTGCTCTTCAATTGGAGCCGCTTGGTCCATTGAATTTGTGTTATTCTCTTCCATTAAAATTAAATTATGTGTTTATTAGGCCAAAGTCACAGCAGAGCTATCCAATCCGAATACCCCATACTCAACCATAGTATCTACTCTCGTGGCGTAGCATTTAAATGTTTTATCCACTGCAACTGGAATAAAAGCAAATTCTCCACCACCGATCTTGGCTACAAGATCATCGTTATCCGTGTCTTGATAGACATAGATAAAGTTTTCTTTCTCGGCATCTAAATTCTGAACATACAAATACGCAGACGTTAACTTGTCATCTGCCTTGTATACAACAAGAGCATTTGCATTTACAGCGGTTTGAGCCACTTTAGCTCTAATCATACTTCCCGCGTCGGCAACAAGGCTAACCGTAGCGGTCAATGCAAGCGCACTAGAAAGTACGTCAGAACTATTTAAAGAAAGAGAGGCTCTTACTGTAGCCATTATGCTTCAAAGATTACCATGTACTCAACAGTCATGTTGACTGCGCTGGTATCAATGTCAATGTCGTTTGCACCGTCCCAAGGGAACAAGCACCAATCACCCGCATACAGGCTGCCTAAGTTTAAGTTAGCAGCTCCGAGCTCAATAGTAATAAACTCAGCAGCAGTAGTTGATGTGTTCTTGATGTAAACTTTATGGGCTTTTGCGTCTGTAAAGTCAGCAGCAGCGATTAAGTTAGCCGCTGTAGTAGCAGAAGCATAGAATTTACGAGCCACACCAGTAGTTTGGTCTAGTCCAGTTGTAACTCCAGCCTTGGTTAAAGTAGCTGTAGTATTGAGTGCAAGAGCATCACCAGTTAGGTCAGCGCTTGAAAGTGTTAATGTTGCAGTGGTTGTAGCCATTGTTCTTAGTTATATGAATGCAAATATAGCGATTTGTTTTTATCCTAAAAAAAAGACTAAATCAGATGTAAGCAACAACATTTGCTCCAGCTGTATTAGGAACGCCGATAGCCGTAAACTCACCCTCAACTTCTTGCCCAGCCACTAAAACCATGTCGTACCCGTTGTTGTCAAGAGTCCCATTCACATAGAGCATTGGAGAAGTAACGCCGTAAGTTCCCGCAACTGACACAATAAACTTTTTAAAGGACTTGCCTGTGGGGGCCGTCAGTGTAGTATTAATTGCTCCATAGTGAACTTCGTTAATTGATCCTGGATATCCCATAATTCTTTACTTTAAATGCAAATATATAACTTATTTCTTGGAGCTATTTTCAATGTCTTTGGCGCTCTCAAGGATCTTTTTGGTTGGCTTTTTTCCAGAACCTTTATTTGCTCTTATGTTATCCCACAAGCCCCTGGGCGAAAAACTACCGTCTTTTCTTTTAATAAGATTCATGAGTGGCTTGCTATTTTGAACTTAGCTTCCTTAACGGCATTGGGATGCGGGGCGTAATCACCCTTCATCAAGAAGTATCTCCCACCTTCTTCCATCCAGTGAAACCCATCAGGTGCAGGGACAGCTTTTGTGTCCTGCGTAATCTTTAGTTTACCGCCTTTATTAAGCTTGACAGCTTTCATTGTACTTGGTTCTTAGCAAGCAGAATCTTGATCTCCTGGATGTCTTTCATCATCTGACGTACATCCTCTTTGAATTCTGTGTTATCCGTCTCAAGGACAGCTACACGAGCAGACAGCTTATTGTAATCTGCCTGGAACTTAATCCAGCCGCCTATAAGCGATCCCGCTACGATTAGAAATTCGAAATGACTAATATGCTCTACCATTTTACCACTTTGCTTTGTCGGCCCAATAAGCTGCGCTCATCTTACCCTTTGCTATATTTCTAGCGTGTCTAGCTTTAAAACTAGCTCGCTTCTTCTTCATCTTGTCGCTTTCCCCTTCTTTAGGGGCGCCCGCTGTGCTAGCTCCTTGCTCGCCAAAACGGATTAAACGAATCTTATCCCCTACCTTAGCCAAGACTACATGAGACTTTTTAGCATGAGACGGAGTACGCTTAGGCTTGTTAACCCCGCTTAATCCATGCTTCTTAAGAAGTCTCTTTACTCTAGGGATTGCCATAATGCAAATATAGGAAATAAAAAAAGCCCCATTTCTGAGGCTTCTTAAACTATAAGGTACTAGAAATCAAGAATCTAGAGTCGCCTCAGGGAATGCCTGTGCGATCGCAGCATCGACAATTACGTCGAGATCTGTCCCTCCTGATGCGTTATTATACTGTACGTTTAGGTTGTGTACGAATACACCTCCATTCTCTACTGCTTTCATACTGATGTATACGTTCTCTTCATGAACGCTCACCTGCATAACAGATAGGCTTGGGTTTAGAATCGTAAAATGATTCTCGAACTCTTTTTCGCCTGCGATAGACCAGGACTTTGATTGAAATGAAAATGCCATAACTGATGTTTAATAGTGCAAATATACTTAAATGAATCTATTCTTTAACGCGTTGTAGTTTTGGAGGACTTCGGAAGCGGTGAGGGCGCGGTTGTAGATTTTTATTTGTGCTATATTTCCGTTTAAATACAATCCTATTGTTTCCCTTCCAATATTGGTTGATATTGTTCCGCCAGTACTAAATGAGCCCACATCTTCAGTTGAGGAAACATCTAATTGACCGTTTAAGTATATTTTATAATCATTGCCTGATTTTGTTCCTGTAACACAATACCAAGTATTTACTGATAGAGAGGTAGTAGTGGACAACACCTTATCTGCGGAAGGCGTTAGAAATATATAGTTAGCTTTGTTTGAATTAATTCTAAATTTGCTGAAGATGTGAGTTAACCCGTCTCTTTCTGAATACAAGGTTTGATTTGAACTAATGTTTGACCCTGTTTTAAACCAAATTGATATACTAGAGTTTGTAGTCCCCGCAGTAGTTGCAGGAGGGAATGATATAGACGTATAATCATTCACTCCATCGAAGTCAATACTACCCCCATTCGCACTATCATATGTAGGCCCGTTAGTCAACGTCCCATCATTACCCCCAATCAAATCTGACCACGTAGTACCCGTCCCAGGATAGCTCTTATCGTTTCCTGAATCCACATAGAATACCAGCCCATCCGTCACTATGCTTGGTCCATATTTGTAACTCATATGAATCTGTTTTTAAGGGCATTGTAGTTTTGGGTGATTTCTGTGGAGGAGAGGGCGCGGTTGTAGGCTTGTACTATAGCTATATTTCCATCAACATAGTCTAATCTATTATTAGAGCTATCTATACGACTCCCTATAGACCAACTTTGAGAAGAAGCTGGTTCACCAGAGGTGTCACTTGTAGCTACTGAACCAAAAGAGACTCCATCGATCCAACACTCATAGCTAACTCCTTGGTTAAAATTAACAACTATATTATGCCATGTGCTTGAAGTGATGACAGGGGTTGTAGAGAAATCTCCGAGTGAATTGTCTCCTTGTGTTTGAATAAACAGTTCGCCTGTAGTGTCATAAATAGCTATCCCATTAAATTGGTCCCAAAAAAATAATCCTTGAGAGATACCTGAAACGTCAAGGACATCAACCTTAAACCAAATGTTATATGATTGTGCCGTGCTAGACCCCCCTCCATTGGATATTCCTGTGCCTCCAACATAATCATCAGTCCCATCAAATACAATACTACCCCCATTTCCAGAGTCAAATGTAGGGCCATTAGTCAATGTTCCATCATTGCTACCCGCTAAATCTGTCCAAGTAGTCCCACTACCAGGATATGAGTTACTGTTCCCTGCGTCTACATAGAATACTAGCCCATCGGTTACGATAGGTGCGTTATTTGCAAAACCACCCATTTAGATAAGCTCTGCGTTAGGATCAGTCCACTCGTCCCCAGCTAAGAAAGCCAATATCTCTTCGTGAGAATACTCCTGACTGCGTGTAGCGAGAGCCACAACAGAAGGGGGTTGGTCCCCTTCGTACTTTACGAAACTCTGCGTGTTAGCTAAGTTATTTCTCAGTGTATCTGCCGATGTCTCCATGACTTCAGAGAAGTCGATTGTATCTACCTCTGATAGGTCGAAGACTACGTAATGTCTGTTTTCAAAATGCATTTTATTATGGTTTAATTCCGTATTCGCCTGGCTCTAAAGTGTAAGTAACCTCACCTCCGTTTATCATATCAAGATAAGTATATGTTTTTGGTGACGCTACCTCCATAGAACTATATGTTGCCCTCCATGTGTTTTCGTCTATTTGAACGCATTCTTCAATGGTTTGCTGATCGAAAGCGAAGCCAAAGTTTGGGCAAGAGGAATCTAACCAGTGCTCTTTAAGCTCTTCCTGAGAGCTAATATTTATTGTGTATTGTGCCATAAGTGTTAAGTTGAGTAGAAAAAAACGAACGTAGTCGGTGCTCCATTTTGATTATCAGACAAACCCCAAACATCATTAGACGCTATTGCTCCAGAAGAGACAAGGGTCGGCGATGTGACATAATACCCAGTAGTCCCTCCAATCCTGCCGTAAAGCTCATAACCGACATAAAACAAATTGCCTCCTTTTTTTATAACAGAGCTGGTCATAAAGTTGTAATCCCTCAATACGGACAAACCTTCCCAGTCGGAGTCCGTGCCTGACCTTACATGGTCGCCACTCTTTTGGTCTGTGGTGTTGCCCGTCATGGCGACGTAATAATTACCGTCTCCAGCAAAATAAAGATGCCCGCTTGTGTTTATGAGTAAACTAAAGTTATCGTTAATCGCAATGTCGGACCAGTCGGTCTGAAGAGTCCCGCCAACCGTACCTATTTGAACAGGTATTGTTTGAGTTGTCGTAATGTTACCACCCATAGGTTCATTACTAGCGCATTTCCCCCAAGCAAAAGCTCTTCCGTTCTGTAGAGCTCCGACGTTGTTTTGACTTCCTCTTAATAGAGTAAAACCAGAATTCGTTCCGCCGACTAAATTCGTGCTATCTACGGCGGTCCAGGTGGTTTGGTTGCCAGAAGTGGCTCCGTTTCCATTCATCCCGTTCGTATTACTTCCGCAAGCGTAAAGAACGTTGTTGCTTGTTTTTATAGCGTAAGAGTTATATCGAGCAGTAAAAACACTAACCCAGTCAGAGTCGGTACCTATCTGAACGAAGAAATTATTGGAATAAGCGGCAGTGGTATCTCCCCTGCCCAACGATCCGTAGCCATTTGAACCGCCAGCGTAAAGCTTTCCGCTATTTATGCCAAGCCAAGCGTTCTCGTTCGTTACATCTATATCTGTCCATGCAGTGTCTGAATCACCCACGCCCGTCACTTGGTTCCAAACCCTCCGATCTACATTAGAGCCGCCGCTTGTTGAGTTCCCTCCATAATTTGCGCTCGTTGCAATTCTCCAAAGTTTCCCCGCATTATCAATTATCCACGATGAATACTTAGCATAAACAATTTTAGAGGGTGTCCCCATCCCAACGGGTAAAACGTCTTTTACTATCTGTAGAAGACCGTCAACATCCGAAGCTGTATTAACCACCTGATCAGTGCCTAAAACAAACCCAGGACTATTATCGGAATAAGACCCTCGACTTCCGTCTATTGAATTAACGTTATGCCCCCCTCTTTTTATAAGCCCAGTTGTAGGTACGGTTTCTGTATACGTTCCAGCCCCCGTTAACGGGTTGTAAGCCCCTCCAGAGGCGATGTCCTGACCGTTTATCGAAGCTATATTTGCCATGTCTATTCCGTTATATGATGTGATATCTGGCATTACGCAAGTACAATGAAGTCATTAGACGGGTTAAAGTAAACAATATTAGTAGCGACTTTATACCCAGCGATTCTTACGACATCACCTGTGGTATAACCACTAACGTCATTAGTTAACTTCCCCGTAGTTGTATGCAAATATACAGGATCCCCTACACTACCGCCAGAATCTGTAGCTAAATAAACGAACCCTTTAATAACCATCCCGTTTACGTCAGAGTCTGTCCCTGCGGCAACGGCTAACATACCCTTAGAAGTAGCGACAGCATCCGCGTCTGTAGCTGCCCAGTTCCCTGAGCTATCTAAGTAATAGACATCTCCAGCTGTAGGCGTTGAGGTCCCTTGATACCAGACCTCGCTTCCTTTACCGTAACTACCAGCAGACGACAGCCCTCCGTCTTCTACTTTAATGCTAGGCATAATAACACCCTGATCTTCGTCTACCTCTAGAAGAGGAAGTCCAGACACATCGTTAACACTAAACAGCGTGCCCGTAGTTGTAGTATCTACTTGGAATAAGTCGTGCGTACCGTCGTGTATTGTAAAGGTATCCGCAGTGCCTGTTGGGTCGAGTTCTATATCGAGGTTAAAGCCGTTTGTGTCAATGGTTCTGTCTGCGTCAAGCGTCTGATCAGCTGTACCTATTCCTCCTCCACCTCCGCCTCCTGCTGCTGCAAAAGCAAGGTCTCCACTAGCGTTTACCGAAAGTATCTGACCTGTAGTTCCTGTAGCCGCTGGCAAGGCGTATCCTGTACCTGCTGGATCACCTACCTGTAGCGTACCGTTTACTCTAAGGATGTCATTATCAAACTCCCCATAGATAAGCGGGGTGGTGGAGTTGCTGTTCTCTATGTAGAGTTTGTTAGAGCTTGGAGTTGCTAAGTTTCCAGCATTGTCACCAATGAAAACGTTATACGAACCAGAGGTAATAGAGCTTCCAGCATAACTCCCAAGAAAAACGTTATTGCCCCCCGACGAAAGGGCGGCACCCGAACTTTTACCTATAACAACATTTAAGGTTTTTGTAGAGGACCCAGTGTTGTAAGGACCAAGGGTAGTTCCATGCCCTATAGCTACGTTGTTATCGCCCCCTGCATTAGAAGCAGCTGAATGACCAATACCTACAGTTCCGCTTCCTCCAAACCTGTTTGCTCCATAACCTAAAAGTGTTACTTGTCCCTGATTCCCTGACGACGTTCCAATGTCGGCACCGACCATCACGGACCCCGTATGCGTCTGCCCTGATGTGGTATAGGAAGCCGCACCAGCACCAATAACAACCGCTGAATAACTATTATTCCCAGCGTTACCTTTAGCAGCGTTCACACCTATATATGTGTTGTTTGTCTGATAAGCGCTCAAATATCCAGCGTTAGACCCTATAAAGGTATTACCTGAATTCGAGTTGCTTGTAGATCCAAGGCTTTTACCAGCTTGATAACCTATTAATGTGTTGTTACCCTGAGTTACAGAGTTTCCCGCTAAGTAACCAAATAACGTATTGTTAGATGAGGTAGTCAAAGCAGATCCAGCTTGATACCCAACTGCTGTATTACCTGCCCCAGTAGTTAAAGCTGTTAAAGCTTGGTAGCCTACTGCGACTGTGTTCGCGAATGTAGAGGCTCCTGAAACGCCCATTGCGGCGCTTCTGCCTATCGCAACATTCTGACCCCCCGTTGTATAACGTGAAGAGTCATAACCAATCACGACGTTATCTCCAGCGCTTGATTGTTGACCAGCCTGATAACCAAGTATAACGTTTCTAGGGTTAGTTACTGGGCTAAAATCTTGATTTCCAGCAAAATCCCCAAGAACGACGTTGTACCCACCATTCATGCCTTTTGCGGTTCTAAAACCTAGGGCGATGTTGTAACTAGCCGTACTTCTTGAAAGAGCCTCATTTCCGATAGATACATTTTTTTGAGCGGAAGCACTTAACTGTTGCCCAGCGCTGCGACCTATCCTTACTGAAACCTGTGAGGTCTCACTAACATAATTACTTGGGTTAGAGGTAATTAAAATGCCGTCATTAGCGCTCGCGCCTTGGTCTATCACGAGAACTCCTCCGTCAATCCTAACCTTTCCGTCTACATGCAGTGGCTCATTAGGTGTCGTAGTTCCGATACCTACGTTACCTGTGTTGTAGTAGATGTCGCTACCTGTAGTAGTCCAAGGAGAGGAATCTATTACAGACCATTCAGTGTTATAGTCTGTTGCGTCGATCTTAACTAGAGCTTGACCCGTAGTGCCTCCAGCTGGGATGCCAACGCCATCAGTACCGTCATCACCAGCAACACCCTGAATACCTTGAATACCCTGAGCGCCTGTATCACCTTGCAATCCCTGAGGTCCTGTAGCTCCAGTATCACCAGTATCACCTGTATCACCCTGCACTCCCTGAATCCCCTGTATGCCTTGGATACCCTGAGGGCCAGCAACTGTAGAGTCAGCCCCAGTCTCCCCTTGAATACCTTGTATGCCTTGAATCCCCTGATCACCAGTCTCCCCTTGTATACCCTGCACCCCTTGTGTCCCTTGAGGGCCAGTAGGTACAGAGAAATCAAAGACAGCATCCTTAGTTGTACCAGAGTTTACAATAACAGCAGCCTGACCAGCAGACAGAGTCGTTACGGTTCCTACGGATATAGTTGCAGCATCACCCTTTTGGCCTTTATCAGTAACCGTCACCGATAAGTTTGCAGGTTTAATTACGGTTACCGTTGTTGGCGCAGGAACGGTAATATTTACCTTGTTATTATCGCTGTCGAAGTTTATAGCCATTAGTAGATGCTGTAGTATGTGTTGATGTTAGACTGAATAGCAGCCCGCTCAGAAGACTTGTCACCGTCAAGAATAATAATCTCCTGTACGTTACCACCAAATGAGTACTGTTGATTATTCCAGGTATTAAGAATTCTATCCCCTCTAAAATCTCCAGATCTATTGTAACTAAATGTAGAAGCAATACTATTCTTTTGTGCTGTAGTAATATTGCTAGAGTCTCTCCTCACGTTAAATACCATTTGCCCCATTTGATACCATCGAAGAGTGTTACTTCCATCGTCATTAAAGTTGCGGAAGTTGTCCGTTTCGCCGTTGTTTAACTCAAAATTCATTTGATAATCTCTAATCCAAATCCTGTTGTCGTTACCTGTTTGAGTTCCAAAAATTATTCCGTGGTTTCCGTTGTTTACGGTTTTTTGACACACCATGAAAACATCAAACTCACCAGAAGCACTAAACTCAGATTCCATCAACATACCAGCGTCAATTGTTTCTACGCAGGGTTTTCCGTTGTCTGTAATGACAGACCCAGCAGACACAATCTGTGGCTTTCTGCTTGAGTACGAGGTGCTGCTTTCCCACGTGGCGTCATTGCCATCACCAGTGGAGCCGCCTTGGGCCTGATCATACCACTTCACAAGGTACCCATCGCCGCTACCGCAGTGGGTCAAGAGGGCTGTAGTGTCTAACTCAAGGCTAGAACTAAAGCCTATGTCAGCTTCTACGTTGCTATCGTTGACAACTCTTATTGCGGCTCCTCCATAAAGATTATTTAAAAGCCTTAGACTATAAGCGACAGAGGTTCCGCCAAACCCGTTTGCGTCGCCTACAACAAGACCTGAAGCTCCGAGTTGACCAGCGATAACGATCTTAGTTGAAAGGGGAGGCGTACCAGTAGACTGAGCATTTAAAAAGGTGTCAGTAGACTGAGATATAGATGAGGCCAGAGTGGTAGATGTATAGGTTGTTCCCTGTGTCCAATCAGCTGCTGTGTCTGGGTCCGCGAAAGCCTTGTCAGAATAGTAGCTGGTTCTAGTCAAGGTCTGACCAGAAGCTGGAAACGCACCAAGTTGTCTTTGGAAACTTCCCTGCCCGTCAGCTCTAGCTGTGTAGTAGTATTCAATATCCTCTGTAGCACCAGTAACCTTTGACTCAGCGTCAGAATTAAATTTATTGTAATAAAGATTCGGCGTTGTATCTAGGAGTACGTTACCAGAAAGTGCTGGCAAAATGATGTTGTTGGCCGAAGAGTTGCCTGTCACCATAATAAAGGTGCCAGGGTTGGTGTTGTTTATGTTATGGCTTGTTGGACCAGAAAGCCCCGCTGGACTCGTTGAATCCGAAAAGTGAATGGTCTTCAGGGAGCTGCCAAGGATAAACGAATCACCCTTGGTTACCGCTGGTCCAGAATTGAAGCCATTCCAGTTCATGGACCCACTGAAATATGCGTTACCGCCCGTCCTGAAGTGATTTGATTCAAGCGTCCCTATAACCTCTACCTCACCGTAAGACCTAAGCCCCTGCTGAAAAACAGCCTTGTTAGATACTCTCGACTCTAGGTCTAACTCGTAATGCTTCTTGTCTAAACGAATTATCTGATCGTTAGTATTAAAGAGCACATAGAAATAATCTGGCGTAGAGAAAAGACCAGAAGGCCATGCAAAGCCTTCCTGATTCCAAGAGGGGTATTGTGTGCCAAAAGCTTGCTCTATATAGCTCTGTTCAAGATGAACTGGGGTTTGATCATCTGTATATGTAGATAGGTCAAATGCGGTAGAAAGAGTAAGAGTATGCAGGTCGTGATGCTGCCTTCCAGAGACATAAGCTTTGGTTCCGTTTTCATTAAATGTCAACCCGATGACGTAACCTTCGTTATTTCCATACGAAGCCTCTGTTACAGAGAGTGTAACAGACTTAGAGGCGTTGTAAACCGCCGTAGATAAATCCCAAGATGTAGAAAGGTCAAAATGAGAAAAGGTGTTAGGGTTTCCAGCCCTTCCGACGTACATTACGCTCCCGTCAGGGTTGAATGTAACTGAGTACACGCTATTTCCGTGTGAGGTTGATTCTATATCTAGATATGCTGTTGGGGTGGCAGACATAGTGGATAAGTCCCAAGCCGTAGTGCAGGTATACTCCTGAACCTCATCCCGTTGGTCGCCAGAAATAAAGAACTTTTTTCCATATGTTGCTGTATCGCTAGGATCATTGGCAACGTGCATATTGTACAAGCTGCCTTCACGACCTTCACCCCCGATAGATGAAGATCCAAGAAGATCAACCGAGGTAACTGTAGCGGTTGAGGATATAGAGCTCAAATCCCAAGCTGTAGGTAAGTCTACAGATTGTATGTCGTCGCGACCACTTCCAACAATAAACAACCTTGTTCCGTCAGGCTTAAAAAATAAATCTCTTGGGTGTCCTTCACCAAACGGAACCTCAACGCCGCTTGTGTTATAAGACCCCACACCAATAATCTGCTCGCTTCTTACCAGCCAATTCCTTGGGTCTTCGGTGTCTACATAAGAAGATGAAATACCATCAATCCCTACACTTCCTGGCTCCCACTCGCTATTCGTGTTGTTCCACACTAAAGCCTGGCCGTCTGCTGGGGCTGCCGTAGTGGTGTCTACATCGTTTAAATCATCAATGCTTGAAGTTGAGATATCGCCAGCAGGACCCGTTGAACCTGTATCTCCCGTAATCCCCTGTATCCCCTGAGCTCCTGTCTGACCCGTAGGTCCTTGAGGCCCTGTAGGTCCAGTAGAACCCGTAGCGCCAGTATTTCCTTGAGGGCCTGTATCGCCTGTAGGTCCTTGTGGCCCTGTAGCTCCAGTATCACCTGTGTCGCCCTGTATGCCTTGAGGGCCAGCAACCGTAGAATCGTCTCCAGTCTCTCCTTGTATACCCTGTATACCCTGTATGCCCTGAGGACCCGTAGGCCCTTCAACGCCTTGGATTCCTTGAATTCCCTGGATGCCTTGATCACCCTGAGGACCCGTAGCTCCAGTACCTCCTTTAGGGCCTTTCTTCTCTAAAGTAATAGTGACTTTAGCCATTATACAGCAGTTGAGATGTCTTCTTTAACAGTGAAGTTTCCTCTTAAAATAGTAGTCACTTTTGAAAAACCATCTACAAGGACTTTGTACTGCAAGTCATAAGTGAAGCGACCAACAGGAAGCCTGGAAGTTGATTCCGCTGTTGCTCTTAGAGTTACATTGCCTAAGTCGTCTATATTCTCAAAAACAAAAATAGGAGCCTCTGCATCTTTAGTAGTAGAAACCCCCTTCGTAGCCGACTCTGTCAAAGCAGACCCAGCAACCAGAGTTCTTTTTTGAGAAGAGATTTGAGATCCTTGGGGCTGTACACTGTTTAAAGTTTTTATCTGTATGATGAATTCATATCCGTCAGTAAGCAAAGGAAGAGCTGCGGAAGCACTATCCTTTATGTTTAAAAACAACTCAAATGAATCACCTCTTTTGCAAGATACGTCCAGCTTCTCTGATACGTCTAGGTTAGCTTTTTGTGCCATATTAAATAAATGATTGATTCATAGGTTCTTGAATTTCACCTCTACTCCCGTCGCGCTGAGAGATAAGTTTGCTTTGTTCTGCTGATTGCTTTTTCACTCTAGTATCTTTTCGGTCCTCTTTAAGAACTTCAAGTTTTTGCTTAAATTCCTGGTCGTCCGTTTTAATACCGAGAACAGCCTGAGCTTTAATCATCTCAATTTCTTTTCTGAATTGATGCTTTACCTCTTCGAGCTGAGCTTCTAGCTGAGTCTCTAATTGCATTTTCTGAGTGTCTATCTGAGCCTGCATTTGGATCTCTTGCATTTTAGCCTGAGAAGCAGCCTGAGAAGCAGCCTGAGCTTGCTGAGCTTGAGCTTGAGAGTTTTGCATAGCAATAGCTTGTTGCTGTGCTATTCTTTTCTTTCTCCTCACAACTAACAGCCTCTCTGCTTGGTTTACATCCTTAAGCTGTCTTACTGCAATAGCATCCTCTAGGTCCAGTTCTTTCTGCTGCAAAGCCATCTGTATATTCTGCTCTAAGTAAGCTTTGTCTTTATCCTCCATTTCCTTTACCACCTGAACACCGAAGTTGTACATAGGAAGGTCATTAAACGAAGACAGAACAGACATATTCTCTTTACCAATAGCGTTAGCATATATGCTATAAATAACAGAATCAGGAGGTAAGATCTGTAAACACTTAACTATATCCTCGCAAACTTCCTTGAACAAAACCATAGAAGCATTCGTGATGTCATAGATAGCGTTATTGCCTGCCGCAATAGCGTTTTGCTGAACACCTACAAGGGTATCCCCTTTAGGAGTGGAGGAGTCCATCATTTCATTAACACCCGTAGCATCACGGATCATTTTTAAATAATGATTGTACAAACCAATCAGCTCGTTTACATTTCTGATAGAGTTACCAATTTCTCTAACGGGTGGGTTTTGGAACCCTCCTTCTGGATTTTTGCTTCTGTAATAGAAAACTCCAGTCTGTTCATAGATATCATGCAAGTCAAGAGGCTGTAAATCACCCCCTTTACCTAACTGCACATTTTCAAGCCCTTCAATATCAATAATGAGACCGTCTGGTTTTGCTTTTGCAATAGCCTGCTGAAGCTTTAAGTGAGTTAATTGCAACATGTCCGCAAAGCCCATACACCCGTCTACCATAGACTTAGGCATCATATTACGGATGTTAGTTGCAACGACCGAATAAGAAAGTCTAGCCTTGGAAATATCTTGAAGGTTTTTAGGGGAGTTCTTAACTCTACCGTAATTAAAAATTACATCCTCTCCAAGTACATAGCTCCCACCGTAAACAGTGCTAACCTCCATTTTGTGAGGCTTTCTCTCAAAAACACTCCCCTGCTTAGACTGATAATCAAAGCCTTTCATAAAGAAATTAGTGTTCCCAAACTTGTTTTCTTTCTCTTCGAAATAAATACAATCGACAGAGATAAACTCAAAATCAAGGACATCAACCATGTACTCGTCGTAACCGTACTCGCTGCGGCTAAGAGACTTGTTGTAGCTACTCCTGTTCAACGAGGCTGAGCTATTGCCGTTCTTCCCGCTTACGTTAGTTGCGATTTTTTTAAAGACGTCTTCTTCAATTTCGTGACCACCTAACCTCTTAAGCTCTCCGATAGAGATACGCTTTACATGGCCCCCATATATAAGGTCTTGAAAGCTAGGGTCTTCTGTATAGCTATGAATAAAGTTGACTGGATCAACGTACTCTGTCTTAATCCCTTCATTTGGATCATTGCTTCTTTTCGTGACGGCCATGCCTAGCGCCACGATATCATTAACGCACCGTCTAAATGTTCCGTCAGTAAAATTGTTCCAGGACAGAGTCATGTTTGTACCTATCTGCGCAGCAATCTCAGCATCAGTTTTTATGTTTGTCCCCATAAAAATCTCAGCCTCTTCAGCGGTGTCAGGCAATTGATCGGGATCGATATCTAGAACTAAACCGTTCTTTTCCTTAAGCTTTTTAAGCTGCTCTTTAGATGCAATTTGCCGTTCAATTTTTGCTTTTTTCTGGTTCTTTTCAGAAGAAGAAAGCGGATCAATAGCCTCAAGATTCGGATAAGGATTTCTTGAAAGGATTTTATTTACTACAACCCTAACAAACTTAGGCAGGATAGGCACAGGAGTGTAATCCATATTAACTAAACTTCCGTCCCCGTCATTAGGATTTAGGGACCTTAAAAGTTTTTTGTATATAGACGTATCCTGAACGCCATTAGCATAATCTCTATTCTTTTCAAATACAGCAGATCTTTTGCCGTATAAAGAATTAGATTCAGATATCTGACCCCACTGAGACTCAATGGCCTTAGCGTACTGTAATCCATACTGCTGAGTTTCTTTTTGTGAAGTTTCAGCCAACGGATCTGGGAAAGACATGCCTTTATTCTTGTTGTCCTGATTGTTCATGTTGATGTCGCAGTCTTACGTATTTTGCAAATATAACAAATACTCAGTAGACCTTATATCTCCTGAAAAATTGCTTGTCTTCAAAGTTAGAACTTACCTTTTCTTTCTTAAATTTCTGTGCACCCAGCAAGGCTAGCCCAGAACTAATTGTTAAGTCAAACTTAGTTCTCTTGTCTATCTTGTAGCCAATCCAGTCCTCTAAAGTCCTGTTAAAGTACATATTGCCAAACTCATCAGACTCTGGCTTTATACCTACGTGATCGTGGATATAAGCCTCGATAGCCTGAGCGTGAGACTGGATAACATCCTGAGAGTTAGAAGGAATACCTTTAGTCCTTACGTTTATAGAGGAATTGCTAGTTTTAAGGTGCTCTGGCCGATCCATGAGATAACCGTCATATCCTCTCGACTCAAAGTACCTTACGATGCCGTACTTATTGTTCTCCACCAGTAAAGGATACCCATAAAAGAAAGCGCACATAAGGACGTCTTCATAGAAGATACTGGCTAGGTCTGGACGAGAAGCATACTCCACTACAAACATATTTGCAGGGACATCCATGTTGAATTTGTTGTACATATGGAGAGCTCCTTTAGACCCTCTACCATCCACTGTAGCGTCTAGGTCATATGAGTCAACCCCGCCTACCCCGATATGTTTATTAGGGGCGATCTTCTTGCCTCTTTCGTCAGCCTTGTTGTTCCTAAGATGATCAGGCGGCATCCAGGCAACTCGGAACCTTCCGTTTGGATCTGGAGAGAACACTACTTCTTCATCTTTCTTTCGCCACACAAAGTTGCCCTGTACGACAGGATTGGGGTATAGGTCGTCATTAAACTCTATCTGCTGATAGATCTTACCTATATTAAATAAGCTTCCTTCTATGCTGTCCCTAAATGCCTCGTCTGTAGTGAAAGGGAACTGCCTAATAACCTCATTGAGCTCCGAGGGGTCATCTTTAAAAGATTTCCTATCGTTTTTCAAGTAAGTCTTACTCCCTTGGTCAATCATTTCCCCGTCAATCCCTTCTACAGGTTTTTCTGGATCTTCTATAACCGCATTACCGTGCTTATCGAAAAACCCTTCTAACGCCTCATAGGCTGGTATAAAAATCCTGTACATCCCAGAGCGCGTCCGTCCGTTATCGTTTCTCT